AGGAAATTGTGCTGACAACATGGTTTTACCAATTTTCTTTTCTCCGAATAACAAAACAATAAAATCACCAATCTCTGTTTTGGGAATAGATTTCTTTGTCGGTAATTCAAACTCTTCTGAAGATCGACGCATCGTACTGACGTTCGATTTTCCTTGTGACGGGCGTTGTTTTGTTACCACTGCCATGTGTATTCCTCCTCCAGTAATGTGATGTCCACAATTAATATAGTCTTATCAAATCCGTACCCATTTGAAGTCCATATTTCTGTTTTATATTTCATCAGATTTTTGGCCTTAATTCTTTAGGATAAAACCCATTAGTCTTTACCCATCTGATTGAATCGCCTTTCATACTGTCTGGATGAAGAATAAAAAATGGATTCTGTAAACGTTTATGCGTTCTTCTGATTGGATCAGTCGATGGTTTAAGTGTTATCCCATCTTTATCAGGCCATTTTAGATCAGGAGGCCAAGATTCCAATTTTGAAAATACAGATCGTTTTGCACGGTCGCTGTGTGAACCCAGATATTTCGATAACAGGGGAGGGCATTTCATTTTGATCTCACGCAACATCAGTTGTGCAACACAATTAATCTCCCAATCCATGACATGTTCCAAACGATTAGCCAACACTCCTCGTAACGATGGATACGTATAGCTGATATGGATATATGTTTGGGTTCCAATAGGAAGTAATCGACGTGCATCCTGCCACGGGATGCCTGAATCCACCAAGGCTGAATATAATTCCTTACCTTGTTTAACGTAATTTTCTATTGATTGCATCAGGGTCAATGACCCAGATTTTGAAATATAGTTTCCAATGGGTTCCCTATCATCAACGCAAGAATGGTAGGGTTTTTCTTCAGGTGATGGATCTATTGGATCGGGATGTCCCGATACACATGCCCGTCGAATAGTTTCAGGCAATGTCCATCGTCGGTGTCTCCAATCATTGTCTCGTCCCCCATGCTGCATAACCGAGGCACCGATACGTGTTCTAACCAACTGGTGGGTACAGGCTCTTGAAACCCCATCAATTGTAAAAGCAAATGTAATTAATTCCAAACATTGTTGTAGAGTTTTACCGTCAAAACATGATTCCACATACGCAAGTTGTTTAGGCGATAAATCTGAATCTGATTTTATTTGTGAAGGTTGATCACCCCAATTAGATTGAAGTTGATTGTACAAAGTTGAATTTAGATTTTCTCGTGGTCCCCAGGTATCCAAAGTAACATTGATATTCTCAGGTCCATATGAAATATACGTCTTAGGATCTTGACCCTTATGTACTCCATGAGGCCGATGTCCTGCATCAGCATAATCTGACATTCTAGTCTCCTATCGGAATTTGTTGTAGTTTG